AATAAACCATTTAAGATCAGTATACGGCAAACGTTTTCTTCACGTTGGTGGAGATGGAGATACAGGTACAATTCGTGGGGATGCATTAAATAAAATTTATGCTCGGAGCAAGATAGCAATTGGTGATAGTCTTAACATTGGTTTTAATTATCCTTACTACACAAGTGATAGAATGTTTGAGAGTACTGGTCGTGGTGGTTTTACTATATACCCTCACATTAAAGGCCTTGAAGATTTATTTACAGATGAAGAGATTGTTTTATATGAGCATGGCAATCTAAAAGACTTAGAAGAAAAGATTAATTATTATTTAGAGCATGATGAAGAAAGAGAAAGTATTCGTATGGCTGGGCATCAAAGAACAAAAACTGATCACACATACGTGAATAGATGGTCAACTATAATGAAGGAGTTAGGCTTATGACAGAGATGGTAAAGGCCGTTATTAACGGAGAGTTTGAAATTATGCTACCAAAGCATCGTGCTGATAGGCCAGATTGGTATCAGCCACACGGTTGGGAAAAACCTAGACTTAAATCAATGCATGAGAATATTAGTAAGGGAGATGTTGTCTATTACGTTGGTGCAGAAGAAGGAGAGATGCCTGCTTTGTGTCAAATGTGGGGAGCAGAAGTAGTTTTGTTTGAACCTAATCCAAAGGTTTGGTCACACTTCCCATTGCTATGGAGTGCAAATAACCTAGATATGCCATTGGCTTCAATTCCTGGTTTTGCATCTGACGTAGATAATAAACTTGCACGTATTTATTACGATGCATGGCCTCCAGAGGCTGATGCTCCAATTGAGGCAGCCCATGGATTTAAAGAACTACAATACGAAGCAGATAAATATGGTCAAACTAAGATTGATACGCTTGTTTATGAGCAAGGAATGAAGCCACCTACAGCAATCTCACTTGATGTTGAAGGTAGTGAGTGGCGTGTTCTTGGCGGAGCAGAAAAAGTTATGAGAGAGTTTAGACCAAAGATCTGGCTATCTGGCCATCCAGAATTTATGATGATGTACTGGAAAGAATATCTTTATGATCTTAGACAATTTATCAAGGGTATTGGTTATGTTGAACACTTAATAGACTATCAGCATGAGGTTCATCTATACTATGAACCAGCCTAAAGCATACATATATTCTATTGATCCACTGGATGCTGCCGATGGAAAATGGGATTACGGACTACTTAAAGAAACATTTGAAAAAAATAATGTTAGTCAGGTAGTTGTAAAAGAAATACCCAAAGCAGATCGTGGCTTTGTTGTTATTCCTGGACAGGGCAATGCTGGTAAAGAAAAAGAAATATCAAGCCAATTAAAAAACCTTGATAGGGCTGTCTTGTTTATAACTGGTGATGAGTGCGCTTATTTTAATGTAGATGAAATTGATCATCCTAATATTTCTATTTGGGTTCAATACCCCCGCCAAAAACATGAAAAATATAATAAATTTTTTATTGGTGTGCCACAACATCTAAAGTCTAATTTGCCTGATTATCCTATTAAAGAATATGATATTTATTTTGGTGGACAGATAACTCATCAGCGTAGAAAACAGTTGTCCAAAGTCATGCCAAACCTTCCTAATGCCCTTTATAAGCCCACAGAGGGCTTTGCACAGGGCGAGCAGCCCAAAGACTACTACAGGACTTTATCAAAGACTAAGGTTGCTCCAGCCCCTGCTGGTGCCCAAGTAATAGATACCTTTAGATTCTTTGAGGCTATTGAAATGCTGGCTTTGCCTGTTGGTGATCTTATTGATTCTAATGGTGAAATGACTGATTATTTTAACTATGTTTACCCTGCAGGAATTCCAATTGAGAAAGTTAAAAACTGGAACCAACTGCAAAAAATACTTCCTAATCTTATTAATAATTATCCAAACAATATGCACCAAGTTGTGTGTTGGTGGATTAAATATAAAAGAGACTTCTCTATTAGGGTAATGAGGGATCTATATGAATAAAAATGATGTAACTATTATTGTTGCTACTTCTGTTTTGCCAAGTCACCCAGGTACTGAGATAATTGATGAGACAATTTCTACAATAAGGGCACACTTTCCTAACAATGAGATTATCTTACAAATGGATGGCCTGCGTAAAGAGCGCTTATCCCACAAAGCAGATTACGATGAATATAAAAATAGAGTTTTGTGGAAATGTTTGCATGAATGGAAAAATGTTTTACCAATAATTTTTGATGAGCATAGCCACCAAACAACAATGATGAAAAAAACAATTGATATTATTGATACTGCGGTAATACTTTATGTTGAAGGAGATGCACCAATTACTCCAGACTGTGAAATTGATTGGCAAGAGTGTTTAGATATGCTTGAATATGAAAAGGCTAACACTATTAGGTTTCACTTTGAAGCCTCTATACCAAAACCACACAAACATTTAATGTTTGGACTTGAGAATGGTTTTATGAGAACTGCTCAGTGGAGTCAGCGTCCACACCTAAGCACAGTTAAATATTACAAAGATGTTGTTCTTCCTTTCTCTGATGACAAAACTTTTATTGAAGATAGATTTCACGGCAAGATTCAAGACGATATTTTGCCTTATGATGAGTTTGATCAAATAGGTTGGAACAAACATAAACTTTGGATCTATCATCCAGAAGGAAACATTAAGCGCTCATATCATTTAGATGGTCGCCAGGGCACACAAAAATTTACAATAGATGATAAAATTTGGGGGTATACTGAATGAGACTAGGAATCATTGCAAGATCGGACAACACTGGTTTAGGTAATCAAACAAGAAACCTCGTTAACATGCTTGAGCCAGATAGGATTTTACTAATTGACTCAACCCCATTTAACGAAAACAAGCAGCATCCAGAGTGGTATTTTGGCTATGAATGCATAACTACAAGTCAGGGTTTTGCTACTAGGGAAGAGATTGTTCGTTTCCTTGATGGCCTTGATGTTGTATTAACCTGTGAGTCTTTTTATAGCAGCATGTTTCTTAGCCTTGCCCATAAAAGAAATGTAAAGACAATCTTGCAGTATAACTATGAATTTTTAGATTTATTGGTTGATCCAAACCAAAGAATGCCAAGCATGCTTTTATCCCCAAGTGTCTGGAATATTGAACATGTAGAGAAGGTATTGAGTGATTTAACTAAGGTAGTTTATCTTCCTCCTCCTATTGATCCCGTTGCATTTTCATCACAAAGAGAAATGAATATGTCTAAAACACACAATAAGATTCTTCATATTGCTGGTAAGTTTGCCTCTAAAGATAGAAATGGGACTAGTACGGTCATTGATATGCTTAAATATTCAAGTGCCGATTATGAGTTAGTAATAAAAAGCCAGACTCCTATTGAGACTGACTGCAATGATCCTAGATTGACTATTGATGTTTCAAATACCGAAAACTATGCAGACTTATACTCTGGCTATGACGCAATGGTTCTTCCTAGACGATATGCTGGGCTATGCTTGCCTATGAATGAGGCTCTTATGAGTGCCCTTTCAGTTTTTATGACTGACATATCCCCAAATAATTTTATACTTCCAAGAGAATGGTTAATAGAATCAGAGAAGATTGATAGGCTTCTAACCAGAATGACTCTTGACGTTTACGGTGCAGATCCTATAAAACTTGCAACACGGATTGATGATTACATTAGTAATATAGATAAAGAAAAAGAAAAGAAAAAAGCCTATCAGATAGCATTGCAACATTTTGATATTAATGTATTAAAGGATAAGTATTTAAGTATAATTAATGATATAGTCAGTTGAAAACTCACGTTTTAAATCAACAAGATTAACAAAAGTTGCCTTATCATCGTGCATAAACTGAATCTGAGTTTCTAATAAAGTTATTTTATAGTCAGTAAATTTTAATATGTAGTGTGAGAACCAAAGGTCATCAATAATATGGTATTCTTCTGGGCAATCAAATAGCTTATTATCTAAGAAGATTTTAGATGAACAGATTAAACCACCAGTTCCAGCATAGTTTCCTATCTCTCTTGGCTTTAGTCTAACCTTTTTCCAGTAATCTTTTTCAAATGTATGAGCATAAAAAGATTTGATATATTTTTCATCATACTGAGTATGACACTCTTGTATAAATGAGTTTGGCAAAACCTCATCATCATCAACAAATATTATTTTTTCATATCCTTGCTGGGCCAATTCTCTTGCAAGATAAAACCTTGCAAACTGTTTATATTTATTTTCATAATTTTTTATAAAAACATTTACACCAAGATCTTCTCCATATTTTCTAAAATACCCAGTCAGCTTAAAGTCTTGTTCAATTGCATTATTTACAATATAGAAATCAAAATCTTTATTGTTTTGTAATTTTATTTTTTGTAATAATTTGGGCATGTTTGTAAGCCTAATATAGGTGCACATAATTAGTGCAGTATTAGACTTTGCTTTAATTTGATCTTCGTATAGGTATGTCATAGTATAAAAGAAAGAGAGGGATAGGCCAGATGGTCGTATCCCTCCCTAAAGAATTACTTCTTTGGTGCTGCCTTCTTACGTGCAGGTGCCTTCTTTACCTTTACTGTCTTTACTGCTGCTGCAACGCTAGCTGCACTTGGAAGAATACCAAATGCCTTGTCGTTAGGATTGATTGCTCTCAATGCTACTGGTGCAAGTGCTGCTAGTAGTGAGTATGCAAGAGTCTTAGGGTCTGTAACCCCAGACATATATAGTGCAAGTCCTGCACCAAGGACTGAGCGTCCATATGATGATAGTAGTGCCTTTAGTTGTTCTGTATTCATATTATTCCTCCTAGGATATAATTCGTGTTAGTATTGTGAAGCCAATCCATAGACCAATAATTCCTGCGACTCCCGCAAAAACTGGTGGCGCTGGTACTGGCAATTTGAATGCAGCAAACACAACTCCGCATCCAAAACCTGTTAGTGTTGATAATAAAACATCTTTCATTTCATTTCCTCTGTTGGCAATAATGTTTTTAGTTTTTCATATTCTTCTGTTATTTTTTTCATAGAGTAATAGTTTGGTGTCATTGACGATAGATCCCCATACTCTTTAAAATAATTAATTTCTGGTTCTGTTTCAACAATAAAACTGTTTAGTCCAGCCTGAACATCCTCAATGTATTGATAAGCCCAATCACGAGAATCAGACAAGAACTTAATAAAATTTTCTTTATGAACGCTTTCATCTGATTTAATTTTTGATTCTTCAACTTCATTAATTAATTTTTCAAGAAGCATCATGTCAATAAATAATTGTTTATACTGTGTGCGAAGCTTATTAAAATTATATACAAGTGTTAAGTATGCAACGCTGACAGAAAATAAACATGTTGATAAAACAATAATAGTAATGCTCATTACTTTATTACCTCTCTAGTAACTAAAACAATTGCTCCATTTTGTTCAAGTGCATCCTTAACCTTTGCAACGTATTGAACGGCTTCTATTTTTTCATCGTGTACCATTTGCATAAAATCTTTCTCATTAAGTTTAATAGTTAAAAAACTTTCATTATCAATTATGTTTACAGCAAAATTTTTCGGAGTAGCAATTGAGTGAAAGGCTATACGCATTTGATCTGTATACATTATTCCTCTTCACCACTCACATGATTAAACAAATCTTCAAGACAGGTGAATCCAATGTCTTCATTGATTTCAAGAGACTTAAGAAGTATGATCCAGGTTTCGTGAATATATTGCTTAGCCATCTCTGATGGGGTAACAAGTTCAGAATCAATTAAGAATGCAAGCGGCAGACCTAAATCATTATATGTTATAAAATCTTCAAACTTCTTTTCTTCTTTATGGTTTATCCATAATTCAGCAAGAATTGAACAAGCATCATCAAATGATGTTAATTCATCTCCGTTGTTAGAGATTGCCATACTTCACCCCATTGTTCTTTACTCTTGTGTTTATTAAATTCTCTTGAAATTTCTCCACCTTCTAAGTATACACCACCCCAAATACCCCACTCTTTGCCAGAAACACCATTAGCAAAGCATGTCTTTGCAACAGGGCAGGTTGAACAAAAATTATCTATATTGTGTCTTAGCTCAATATCATCTTCGTATTTATCAAAATACAAATTTGTATCTAGTCCAAGACACTTAGCCTGATCTTTCCATAAATGTTGTTTCAAGGATTACTCCTTATACTTATTTGGAATATCCCAGCCGTTGCGATCAACTGTATAAACTTTATGTAAATACCACTCACCATTAACTCTGATTCCTAAAGGAGATGTACGAGCAATGTCTGACTTTTTAAGATCAAGTACATTCCATCCATCCCAGCAAAGATTACGATTCTTCTTAACTATTGATTCCATAACTTGCAACTTGCTTACGATCATTTTATACCTCAGTATCTATAAATTCCGACTTCAACATTTTTGAGTTCGGCTGATGCTACTAACTTTGAGACTGTTTCTTTTGGCTTACTTAAAAATGCCAAATAGTTCACATGCTCTAAATTTTCTTCAATATAAGATGCAGGAACTTTAAAGAACTTAATCTTCTTTCCCCTGGCCTTCATTCCTCTTTCAGAAAGGTTTGAAAACTCTGACACCATTGAGTTAATTCTTGCTGGACCAGCAGAATAGATTAGCAGTTCTTTATCTTCATCCTTCATTGCAGACATTGCAACACCCATTGCACGAAGGAAGACCTGATAATCATCAAAATCTTTCGTTCCCTGCACTGCTACTATCATCGTTGTTCCCATTCTTTAGTTTATCTAATATGAATAACATCTTATCAATATCTTTTTTTGACATGTTGGCTGTGTCAACTGGCTCAGTAGTATCTATATTGACACTACCGCCAATTGCATTAGCACAATAAAATATATTATTGCTAACCCAATATGCTTTATCTTCTATAAAAATAACCTTTACACTATTTCTTTCAACATGTATTAATGATTGAGAAGGTTGTCTTGGTTTTTCATATAAAGTTTTTGGAAGAAAATCTTTTATCATTAAATGGATACTACTTTGGCTATACGAAATACCCTTAAATGCTTTAAACTTTCTCCCTCTATAAAGTATATAAGAAGTAAAGCACAATGTCAAGCCCAAGATGGGAATAATTTGTGCTAAGTTCATTACTTATTCTGACTTTTTATTTTTTACAACTGTTTGATCTTGAGGTGCAGGAACTCTATTTCTAATAAGTTGACCCTGTAAAACCTCATACTCAAGATCTGAAACCTTTGTTTTATAAAAAACAACAAGCTGCTTCAACTCATCAAGAGTTAGTTCATTCAT